AAAAATAAAAAATAAACTCTCTAAATAATTCTATATTGGTATAGGATTATGAGTCATTTGATTATATCAAAAAAGAATGAAGTCAATCTTAATGTAAATTCGGAACCGCATGTCTATTATGAATTAGCGGATCAATTTACATTTGAAGTTCCAGGTGCAAAGTTTTCACCTGCGTATAAGAAAAGATATTGGGATGGTAAAATACGATTATTCAATACCCAAACTGGAGAGATATATGTTGGGTTATTAGATAGAGTAGTTCAATTTTGTAAAGATCACGGATATACCTACGAATTTGTAGAAAGCAAATATTATGGACTTCCCTTTGAAGTAAATGAAGGGATATCGAAGGAAGGTGTGAAGGATTATATGACTGCTATTTCCAAGTATAAACCCAGATCATATCAAATTGATGGAGTATACGATGCCTTAAGACATAATAGAAAGCTACTGATATCTCCAACTGCTTCTGGAAAGTCTCTGATGATATATTCGATTGTGAGATATTATGTTGAAAATAAGAAAAATACTCTGATAGTTGTTCCCACGACTTCTCTTGTAGAACAGATGTATAAAGACTTTGCAGATTATGGTTGGGATGTTGGTTCATTTTGCCACAAGATATACGCAGGAAAGGAAAGAGAAACAGAGTCTCAAGTCATTATTACTACTTGGCAGTCAATCTACAAACTTCCTAGAAAATACTTTGAAAGATTCTCTGTGGTTGTTGGTGATGAAGCACACCAATTTAAGTCGAAGTCACTTATATCTATAATGACTAAACTTGGTGATGCCAAATATAGATTTGGGTTTACGGGTACTTTAGACGGTTCACAGACGCATAAATGGGTCTTAGAAGGTCTATTTGGACCATCATATAAAATTATTAAGACAGATGAGTTAATGAAGAAGGGTCATCTGGCTACATTGGATATTAACGTGCTTCTATTGAAACACCCACCGAATAAATTTGAAACATTTGAGGATGAAGTACAATATATTATCGGACATAAAAAAAGAAACCGATTAATTCGGAATCTTGCATTAGATCTTAAAGGTAACACTCTTATCTTATTTGCAAGAGTAGAAGCACATGGTGAACCTCTTTATGAGATGATAAATACTAATAGCGTAGAACAACGTCATATATTCTTTGTTCATGGTGGAGTAGCAACTGAAGACCGAGAAAAGGTTAGAGAAATTACAGAACAAGAAAATGATGCAATAATAATAGCATCATACGGAACCTTCTCTACTGGTATCAATATAAAAAATCTTCACAACGTTATTTTTGCTTCCCCATCGAAGTCTAGGATTAGAAATCTTCAATCAATAGGAAGAGTTCTCAGAAAAGGAAACAATAAAACAAAAGCAACTCTTTATGATATTGCTGATGATATTAGTTACAAATCAAGGAGGAATTACACACTCAATCATTTAATTGAAAGGATCAAAGTATATAATGAAGAAAATTTTAATTACGATATAGTAAATATACCACTGAAGAACTAATGGGAGAAGAATTTCACGCAGTTATAAAATTAATTACAGGTGAAGAAATATTCGCCATAGTTTCTGTCGATGAAAATGATGGAGATCCTATTATAATGCTACAAAGTCCTGTGATAATGAAAATGATGCAAAATCCAACAGGACAATATGTAAAAATAAAACCTTGGTTAGAGATCCCTACCGATGATCTTTATTTAATTAAATATGATAGAATCGTTACTATGAGTGAAATAAATGATGAACAAACAATTCATTTCTATGAAAGATATTTAAACGAATCAGAAGAACTTGATATGGAATTTGATGGTAGAGTTAAATTAAATCCTAAATTAGGTTTTGTAGCAACAGTTGATGATGCTCGCAAGAGCCTTGAAAGAATCTATAATGATAATATAAAAGAATCTTAATCCCCTTCCAACCTTCACAAAGGTATTGTACACATTTTTATGGATCTTGTCAAGTATTGAAAGTGTGGTATAATAGACATATAAAAAGTATTACTAGGAAAAGTCAATGTTATGGTTAAGAAAAAGTCTGAACATTATGTAAATAATAAGGAATTATTAGAAGCATTAATTGTTTATAGAGCGAAGGTTGCCCACGCAAAGGAGAATGATCTTCCAAAACCACGTATTACAAATTATCTTGGTGAGTGCTTTTTAAAGATTGCTACACACTTATCATATAAACCTAATTTTGTTAATTATATGTTTAGAGATGATATGATCTCTGATGGTATAGAGAATTGTGTGCAGTACATTCATAACTTTGATCCAGAGAAGTCAAGAAACCCATTTGCATATTTTACTCAAATTATTCATTATGCATTCTTAAGAAGAATTCAAAAAGAGAAAAAGCAATTAGAAATTAAAACAAAGATAATTGAGAAAACAGGATATGATGAAGTAATGGTAGTTGATGATGGAGCACTTACTTCATCAAGTTCTGATTACAATACGATTAAAGACAACATTCAATACAAATCTGCTAATAGATAAAATGGCATTTGATGATGATGTAAAGATCTCTATTAACCTTAATAAGTTGGTAGAGACTAGAGCAAAACTTTTGACCCAATATGAAGATTACTCACACGCAATAGCAACTGGTGAGTATCTTGATGGTGAAGATATTGATAGAATTGCAGTCAAGTTAAGAGAAACCCTTACTTGGGATGCACTCTACTTTATGGTAGATGGTGCGATATTAGATTATATGGGTTTAAAAGATCCAAATAAACCTCATTATGGTGAAACTGCTGGTGATGAACCTGCTAAAACTTATGAGAAAAATAGACAACAATTTAAGATGGTTAAATTAGAATCTCCATCATGGACAATTGAAGTACCAGTACGCAAGAAATGAAAATAGCAATAATAACTGATCAGCATTTTGGTGCTAGGAAAGGTGCTGATTACATACACAGTTATTTTCAAAAATTTTATGATGATGTTTTCTTTCCTTACTTAGAAGAAAATAATATTGATACAGTTATTGATATGGGCGATACTTTTGATAATCGCCGTAATATAGATCTTGCATCTTTAGAATGGTCAAAGAAAGTATACTTTGATAGATTGGAAAAGATGGGAGTAAAATTACATACCATTGTTGGAAATCATACTGCTTATTATAAAGATACTAATGAAATTAATACTGTAGATTTATTATTAAAGGAATATAAAAATATAAAAACTTATTCTGAAACAGTTTCTATAAAAGTAGGTGGTTTAAGTATTCTTCTTGTACCTTGGATTAATGATGAGAATAAGAAGAAAACTTTGGCAACTATTAAAAAATCAAAATCTCCTGTTGCTATGGGACATCTTGAGTTAAATGGATTTATTGCTACTCGTGGTCATACGATGGAACATGGTATGGATATGAAACCTTTTAATAAATTTGAGAAGGTTTATTCGGGACATTATCATCATAGAAGTTCTAACGATAATATCTATTACTTAGGTAATCCGTATGAAATTTATTGGAATGATGTAAATGATCCTAGAGGATTTCATATATTTGATACTGAAACTCTAGAACATACTCCTATTAATAATCCATATAGATTATTCTATAATGTTTATTATGAGGATACTAATTATAAGTTATTTGATACGAGAGAATATAAGAATAAAATCGTAAAACTTATTGTAAAGAAGAAGACAAATCAGAAACAGTTTGAAAAATTTATAGATAAGTTATATAATTCTGGTATTCAAGATTTAAAAATTATAGAAAATTATATTCTTCAGGAAAGTGAAGAGTTTGAAGTCGAAGAAACTGAAAATACAATTGGTATTTTGAATAGGTATATTGACGAATCTGAATTTGAAGGTGATAAAACTCTTATTAAGGGTATTTTGCAGCAAATTTATTCGGAGGCTTGTGAGGTAGAATAATGTATATTCTGACCTTAAAAAATCAAGATCAAGAAGGTGCTTATGCCGTTCACAATCGGTATGGGGATAAGGTTTTGTTTATGTTTCAGCAGGAGGATGACGCAGAAAGATATGCAATGCAGTTAGAAGATGATGATAATTCTCCAATGAGTGTAATAGAGGTTGATGATGCACTTGCCATAATCACCTGTAAGCGGTATAATTATAAGTATGCTGTGATTACTCCAAACGACATCGTTATACCGCCAAAAGTGAATGATAACCTTCCAGAAGATTAGATGGAAAAATTTTCTGTCAACTGGTAATCAGTTTTCAGAAGTTGATTTTCAACAGAATGCAACCAATTTAATAGTAGGAACAAACGGTACGGGTAAGTCAACTGTATTGGATGCTCTTACTTTTAGTTTGTTCAATAAACCATTTCGTAAGATTAATAAATCTCAATTAATAAATTCTACAAATGAAAGAGACTGTTTAGTAGAAGTTGAGTTTGAAATTAATAACCGTCAATATTTAATTAAAAGAGGTATAAAACCAAATATATTTGAGATAGTTGTAGATGGTAATTCAATGCACCGTCAGTCTGATGATCGTGCAATGCAGAAGATATTGGAGGAAACAATATTAAAAGTAAACTATAAATCATTTACTCAGATAGTAATTCTTGGTAGCAGTGCATTTGTACCTTTTATGCAGTTATCGGGTACAAATAGAAGAGAAGTGATCGAAGACTTATTGGATATTCGTATTTTTTCTGCAATGAATAATATCATTAGAGAAAAGATAAGATCCCAGAAAGATGAAATTAATACATTAGATTTTAAAAAAGATAATATAAAAGATAAACTTGAAATGCAGGAAAAGTTTATTGATGAATTGGAGAGTCGTGGTAAAAAG